GTAGCAAAATTCCGCGCCGCTGCGTGACCCGCAAGGGTAGGCCCAGGGAGTACCTTTGGCCCGGGGCACCCCCCATGGGCCTCTGTCGCCGCCTCTGCGCCGCTCTGCGGGGCGTTCTCGCTCGACCCTGTGCACCCCTACCCCCTGCGCCGCGTGTAGTACTCGATGCCCTTCACGAGCCTCTCAGGGAACGTCCGCCGGATGAGCTCCACGGCCCGCTGCTGAGTCGTCACGGCCTCGAACACCTTGAGCGGGATGGGGCCATGCAGCTTGTCGATCGGCAGCCGCTTGCCCGTCCGCCGCTTGAACACATGGCGGCCGATGCTATTGACGATGAAGGCGCCCTCGGCCATTTGCTTCTTGCCCCATGCCTTGTGGCTCACGCCCACTGGAGTCTGCACTGGCTTGAAGTCCTTGAGCGGAATGGCGCCATAGCGGGATCGCACCTCGAACACCAAGTCTTTGATCCTAGCCCTGGCGGTGAAGTAGAACCCGCGACGTTTCAAAGTTTTCTGAGGCACACCTGCCTCCTCTGCCGCTTCCTTCACCATCTGCCTTCCGACCTTCCCGCCTGTTTGATTCAACGCCCACCATGTTGCCTTTGGCAGCTGCTTCTTTTGGAAAGCATTTAAATTATTCTCTAATTGTTTTAAATCATGTTTAACGCTTATTTGCATTATTTAGCACCTCCCTCGCCGTATATATCCTCGGGCTCGCCGGCCTGGTCCCGCCTGGCCACTCCTCGAAGTGCTTTCGCTCAAATATATAAACCAGCATATAAGCCTCCAAACAAAAAGCCCCGACGGGCGACACGGGCGAAACATCACCCGCCGAGGCAAAACAGGTGCCCCGGTATCGACGGGGCCACTCGGCGACCATCTCCAGCGGGGGAGAGGGGAACGCTGGAGGGTCTGCCCCTCAAGCATAGCATGGAACGAATTTGGCCCACGTCGGGGGGAACTACTGGAACACCCCATAGGGGTGTGTTCCGTTCCGTTCCCGTTCCCGTCCGTTTTGTCCACAGGAACGTGTTCCTTTTTGTTCCGTTCCGTTCCTTTTGTTCCACCTCAGCCCCTTCCCATGAGCAGCTGGGAGACGGCGCTCGGCTCGACAATAACGAAGCCGTTTTGCGCCTCCTCGAGGAAACTTCCGTCAATAAGTAAGCCCACGAGTTTGCCCTTCTGAGAGGGCTGCACATATTTGCTCGCAGAGCTCTCTTTTAAATCAAGGTTATTTATTAAAAACGATAATAACGCGCTCCTCGTTATATACGGCTTCCCCTCGAGCACCTCCTCGCCGCTACTGCGCCAAGCCTGCGTGATCTGCTCGATGGCCTTGGCCAGCGCCCTCGAGGGGCGGTCCTCATTATCATCCCCATCACACTCCGTTATAAATGGAACTGCACTGCTTATTTGCTCCCCCTCATCATCAAACCATCCGGGGATGCTGATGCCATTGAGCTCGACGCAAACGTGCGGCGCGAGCTCCGCGTCTTTGCTCTTGCGCTGGATCACCTTGATGGCTCCGCCCTTCTTCTTCGGCGGCACCACGCTGATCTCGATGTCGAGAGCTCCGCGCCAGGCGCTGCTCCCTCGAGCTCGATGCTGCGCGTCCTCGCTGTTTCCGGTGTGGTGCACGAGCATCACCGTGGCGTTGAAGTGGCGAATCAGGGCATCGCAGGCGTCGATGAAGGTTTTGGTATCCGCCGCGCTGTTTTCATCCCCCTCCATATGCCGATGCACGGTATCCACGGCGATGATGTCGGGGATGAAGCCGAGGGCCTCCACGGACTCGATGACGCGCTTCAGACCGTCGGGCCGGTTCAGGTCGATGGCGTCGGTGGAGAGGTAGAAGTCGACATCGGCCACCTGATGGTGGTGCTTCCAGGCGGCGATGCGAGCTCGAAGGCCTGCATGGCCCTCTCCAGCGAGATAGAGCACGGTGCCTTTGTTCACCTTCAGCCCGGCCCATTCTGGACGCCCGGCGGCAATGTGCAGGAGCCAGTCGAGGGTCACAAAGGTTTTCCCCCCGCCCGATGGCCCGTGGACCATCATCAGGGCCTGCTTTTGCACCCACATTTTGACCCACCAGTTGATCGCGGCAGGCTGGGCACTGAACTCATCGGCTTTGACGATCCAGTCATTCGCGGGAGGGGCGAGGGCCTTTGTACCGAGGAGCGCCTCCGCAACCTGCGAGCCCAGCGCCGCATCGGCTGCCGTGTCCTCCTCTGGCGCATAGCGGGCCACTGAGCGGGCGATTCGCGCCACATCCGAGGCGGGCAAGGGTGGGTCGCAGCGCGTCTCGTTCGATACCTCAAGGGCTGCCAATATCTCACGCTCGCCCATGCCGTGGTGGCGCATAGCGCCGGCGAGGGAGGTAAGGCCATCATTCCGGTTCCCCTTGATAAGCTCTGCATTCGTGCTGATCTTCTTTTTCGACCGATTCAGATACTGGTCGAGCCATGGCTGGGGGATGCGGAAAGGCGCAACGCCCTCGAGGGGATCGTCAGACCCCTCCCACTCATAGCGCTTGCCGTTGATGATCGAGGGATAGGCCACGAAGTATTTGCCGTCACTCAGGAGGTCCACCCCCTGCTCGAGTTTGCAGGATTTGATGGCGGGGTCATGGAGCGCGAGGTAGTGGTAGCCGCCCCCGGCCGTCAGCTGCGTGGCTCCGTCCTCGTGAGGGCCGGCCAGTTTCTTCCAGTCGTCCCAGCCATCGAGCCCGCCGTTGCGGGGGTCGACATCGAACACCACCAGGCCGGACTCTTTGCCGGCGGCGATGCCCACGTTATAGGCGGGGTTTTCGCCCCACCAGCCTTTGATCCTCTCGGGATCGGTCGTCGCATCGTGCACCCCATGCGCCGTTGCCGGCACCTTACGGTTGGGCACGAGCGGCAGCACTGGCCACCCCATGGCGGCGTAGCGCAGGGCCACCTTTAACGTGATGGGCACCACGTTAGACTGCTCTTTTGATGACGTCATCTCGATCTGCCTTCAGCTCCCCGTTAGTGATCACCTCGAGCTCGAACTGCCGAGCCATCGGTGGCTTTTCCCCCCAGCGGCCGATCGCGTGCGGCCAAACGTCGAGCGCTCGAGCGAGCGCTTTTTTGCCACCAAAGTGCTGGATGGCTTCCATAGTTGTCATATCTTCGATCCCTTCCGTGTTGATGTGAGGTGTTGACAGCCTACAGCGTTTGGGCTTAGGGTTTCAACACCCCAGCCGGTAAGGTGCCAACCGGGGACAAAGCAAAGGAGGCCAAAATGGCCATAACACTGAAACGCACGGGCGACGTGTCTGCCCTTCAAGTGCGGCTCCTCGTCTACGGGGCCGCTGGCGCGGGGAAAACCTCGCTGATCCCAACCCTGCCCGCTCCGCTGGTGCTCAGCGCTGAAGGTGGGCTGCTCTCGATCAAGGCGAATGATGTGCCCTTCATCGAGATCAAGAGCATGGACCATCTCAAGGAAGCCTACCAGTGGCTGACGGAGAGCGAGGAGGCGGCGCAGTTTCAGTCCGTCGCCCTCGACTCGATCTCCGAAATTGCCGAAGTGGTGCTGGCGGAGGAGAAGGCCACCGCCAAAGACCCCCGGCAAGCCTACGGCGCGCTCCAAGATCAGATGCAGATGATCATTCGCGCCTTCCGCGATTTGCCGGGAAAGCACGTCTACTTTTCCGCGAAGATGGAGAAGGCCCAGGACGAAACTGGCCGTATCCTGTACGCGCCCTCCATGCCCGGAAATAAGCTGGCCCAGCAGCTGCCCTATTTCTTCGATGAGGTGCTCGCCCTCCGGGTCGAGAAGGATGCCGAGGGCAACACTCAGCGCGCCCTGATGTGCGCATCGGACGGCCTCTGGTCCGCCAAGGATCGCTCCGGTTCGCTCGATGCCTGGGAGCCTGCCGACCTCGGTGCAGTCATCGCCAAGATCATGCGAGGAGATGCGTCATGACCTTTGAACTGAAGCCTTTGGCCGCGAGCGTTCACGCGGCAGCGATCGAGGCGCCGAAGCCGGTGCCGACCAAAGTGTGCGCAAAATGCAAAGAGCAGAAAGCGGAGGGCGCCTTCTACAAAGCCTCCCGCTCTAGCGATGGGCTCCAAAGCTATTGCGTCGAGTGCACCAAGAAAGTCTCGGCCGAGAGCAGCGCCAAGCGCGCCGAGAAGCGTCGTCGCTCTGAGGCGGCTCGGCGTGGAGCTCTAAAGCGCTGGGGGAAGGCCAAGGAGCAGGCTGCACCCGATCCCGTGAACAACCCGAGCCACTACCAGCAAGGCGGCATCGAGTGCATCGACGCCATGGTGCAGGTGTTCGGGGAAGAGGCCGTGCGGACCTATGCGCGGATAAACGCCTTCAAGTATCAGTGGCGCGCGCCCTACAAAGGCAAGACCGCCGAGGATTACGAGAAGGCGCTCTGGTATCTGCGCTTCGCAGCTGGGGATGATCCCCGCAAGGATCGGTGCCATGGTTGATCGCAATGCCTTCGCAGCGTTTGCCATGCAGGCGCTAATCAAGCATCAGCCCGAGCTCGTGAACAGCGGCGTTAATGATGACCACCAGCTGGGCCTCATCGCCTGGCAGGCGTTCCGCATCGCCGACGCGATGGTGAAAGAAGCCCGAGTGCAGGAGGTGAAGCATGGCGACCGCTAAAATCGCCGAGATGATCAACGCCTGGAACGAAGCGAAGCAGGCGGAGAAGGCGTGGCAAGACCGACGCCGGATAATCGAGGATGAGATCGCCGAGCACCTGATCCTTGGTGAGCTCGACTCCACTCAAACCATCACCGCTGGGCCTTGGAGGATGCGGGTCACCCAGCGCGTCAATCGCCGCATCGACACCGATGCACTGCAAGAGCTCGCGGCGGAGCACGGGCTGCAAGCCCACCTCGCCGACCTTTTCCGCTGGAAGCCGGAGCTCAACCTCCGCCAGTGGAATGACGCGGATGAATCCATCCGCAAAGCCCTCGAGGGGGCAATCACCTCGAAACCCGGGCGGCCTTCTTTCGCCCTCGTCAATGATGAAAAGGAGCAGTAAAAATGGCACAGCTAGGACAAACCTTCAGCGCTTCCGAAGCACCGACTCAAACCGACTACTCGCCGATCCCGGCGGGCTGGTACAACGCTCGGATCACCGAGGCCGATCTCAAAGACACCAAGGCCGGCACCGGGAAATATATCAAGGTGCGATATGACGTGACGGCCGGAGCTCACGCTGGCCGCGTGGTTTTCGGGATGGTCACGGTTCGCAACCCCAACGCCAAGGCGGAGGAGATCGGCCGCCAGCAGATCGGCAAGATGTGCCGAGCTCTGGGCCTTGAGACAGTCTCCGACACTGACCAGCTGGTGGGCGGCGAGATGCTCATCAAGGTCACGATCCGCCAGTCCGAGGAGTACGGGGACTCGAATGAAGTGCGCGATTGGAAGGCGGCAGGACCGTCCTCCGCACCGTCCGCTCCTCCGGCCCCGCCCTCCGGCGGCCTGCCCTGGAGCAAGTGATGGCCAGTCTGCCTCAACCCATCAACACCCTCGGGGCGTTGATCGACCAGCACCATGAGGCAGTGAGCGAGCGCCCCCGATTCCACATGGGGGCGTCAGCTCTTGGCCATCATTGCGATCGCTGGCTCTGGATAAATTTTCGATGGATCGTGGTTCAGGAGTTTCCCGGTCGGATGCGTCGACTCTTTCGGCGCGGGCACATGGAGGAGGATGTGCTCATGGCCGACATGAAGGCGGTGGGCATTGTGTTCAGCGAGGCGCAGGCGAGCGTCGACTTTGGCGGCTTTGTTCGAGGCTCGGCTGACGCCGTTATCGAGAGCGGGGTGCCCGAGTCTCCGCGTCGACGCCACGTTGCTGAATTCAAGACCCACAACCGGGCCAGCTTCAAGTCGCTGGTCAAGGATGGGGTGAAGAAGAGCAAGCCCCAGCACTGGGCCCAGATGCAAGTTTATATGCTCGGCCTCGACATCGACCGCGCGCTTTACGTTGCGATCTGCAAGGACGACGACACCCTCTACAGCGAGCGGGTGAAGCTAGACATCGAGGCGGCGGAGTCGCTCGTGGAAAGGGGTGCACGTTTGTCCCTTGACGACCGCCTGCCGCCCCCGCTATCGATGGACGCCACTCACTGGCGCTGCAAGATGTGCCCGGCCCATGGTTTCTGCCACGGAGGCGTCGAACCGAATCGGTCTTGCCGATCCTGTCGCTTTGCTCGAGCGAAGGACGACGCCACTTTTTATTGCGAACGCCACGGCGGGACGATCCCGCGATCCTTCGAGCCGAAGGGCTGCGAGCAGTGGGAGATGATCGAGGATTTGGAGGTTCAGCACCGATGAGAATGGAAACCGAACTGCGCCGCTACCTTGAGCGCGGCATCGATTTGCAGCACCGACGGCTTGAGCGGATTCGCTACTTAAAGAACGGCGAGCCGTATCAGAATCAATATGAAGAGCGGGTGAAGTGGCGCCAGGAGGTGCCTTATAACGTAAGGCTGGACGCGCCGGTACTCCCGGCAACGTGGGAGATTTTGCCGGTGTATTTTTGATGGCGCGGGAAAGTGCAACCAGTAAGGATTTCTTACACGTTGGAAAGGGAGAGTGAGTGATTCGATCCAGCACTGTTTTTACAGCATCGCTGGAAATTCGTGGCATCAGGCAATCAAAAAAACAAATGGAGACCTAGCAATCAATGCTCCGAGACTATCAAAAACGCGCCATTGATAGCCTTTATCAATGGTTCCGAAACAATGAGAGCGGAAACCCCGTGCTCGAGCTCCCGACTGGCGCTGGCAAAAGCCACATCGTGGCCGAGCTCTGCCGCGACATCATGGCCGAGAATCCTGCGGCGAGGGTGCTCATGCTCACGCACGTCAAAGAGCTCATCGAGCAGAATGCCCTGAAGCTCCGCGAAGCCTGGCCAAACGCGCCCATGGGTATCTTCTCGGCGGGGCTGAAGCGCAAAGACATCGATGCCATCACTTTCGCTGGCATCCAGAGCATCCATCGGCACTCCAAGAGCCTCGGCCACGTTCACCTCGTGGTGATCGATGAATGCCACCTCGTGAACAATAAGAAGGACGGCCGATACCGAGAGCTCCTCGAGGGCCTCACCGAGATCAACCCTCGCCTTCGGGTGGTGGGTCTCACGGCCACGCCCTACCGGCTCGGGCAGGGGATGCTCGATGACGGAGACGATGCTCTCTTCTCCGACATCATCTCTCCGGTTAGCGTGAGCGAGCTCGTGGCCAAGGGCTACCTCGCGCCCCTCTCCTCGAAGCTGCCGCCCGAAGGCCGGATCGACGTGAGCGGTGTGCGCAAGGTGGCCGGCGAATATAACCAGCGCGACCTCGAGGCGGCCGTGCGCCTCTCCGAAGATGAGGCCGTGCGCACCATCGTCGATCTCGGCCGCGAGCGGCGCTCCTGGCTGATCTTTTGCACCGGCGTCGATCACTCGCAAACAGTGGCCAAGGCCCTAAACGATGCCGGCATCAGCGCTGCCTCGATCACGCAAAAGACGCCATCGAAGGAACGGGCCCAAATCATCGCCGACTTCAAGGCCGGGCGCCTGCGAGCTCTCACAAACGCGAACGTACTGACCACCGGCTTCGACCACCCCGCCACCGACCTCGTGGCCTTCCTGCGGCCGACGCTTTCCCCCGGCCTATATATGCAGATGGCCGGTCGCGGGATGCGAATCGCCCCGGGGAAGGAAAACTGCCTCGTGCTCGATTTCGCGGGCAACATCATGGCCCACGGCCCGGTCACAAACGTGCGGCCCCCGAAGGGCCCGAAGGACAAGCGAGGCCCCTCCGAGCCGCCGGTGAAGGCGTGCCCGGAGTGCCACGAGCTCGTGCAGATCAGCATCATGGATTGCCCAGCCTGCGGGCATAAGTGGGAGCGCCCCGAGCGCGAGTGGGAGCTCGCCGACGACGACATCATGGGCGCGAGCTCTGTCCGATCCCTCGAGGTGGATGATTGGGTGTGGCGCGAGCACGTCGCCAAGAAGTCCGGCAATCACATGATAAAGGTCACCTATTACCCCGCCGCGCTCAGCGAGGCGCCGGTGACGGAGTATCTTGCGATCCTGAATCAGGGCTATGCCGGCGATAAAGCCAAGCAGCGCCTGCTCGATCTCTTCGAGAAGTCCGGCGCGGCGCGCTGGAGCAATGCGCTGCCCGAGCTCTGCGAGGTGCTGAACCAGGCCCAGCCGCCAGCAGCCATCAGGTGCGAGAAGCAGGGCCGCTGGGATCGAGTGGTTGGGATGGAGTGGTGAAGCTGCTCCGCGATGACAGGCGCTTCTTGGCTCGAGTCCTCGGGCCACTGAGTCGAGATGCCCAGGGCCGCGTGATGTGGGCCTATCGGGCTGCCTGGGACGACGGGGAGGCAGCTGAGCCTGCGCCCCATCGTAAAGAAAACGCCGGCCGAAGGGCCGCCAATATTTGGGTGAGAGAGATGATGGAAACGCCAAATAAGGTTTTGCGGTATCGTGAGCTCATCGAGCAAGGGCCGCCGCGCTTTTGCCACACTTGCGACCACTTTGATCAGGAGAGCGGATACTGTGCCCACTTCGACGCGACGCCCCCGGCCGACTTCACGGCGACGGAAAACGCCTGCGAGCAGTGGATTGCCGAGGTGCCCTTCTGAACACTGGGAGCAGCGCGAGCTCGTCAAATGGTTCCGCAAGACCTATCCGCACACTCGGATTTTCTCCGTGCCAAACGGTGCGGCCGTGAGCAAGGCGCAGGCGGCTCGCCTGGTGGTCGAGGGCTTGAGCGCGGGCGTGCCCGATCTCTGCGTGCCCGAATGGTCCCTCTGGATCGAGATGAAGCGCCAGGAGGGCGGGCGCCTGAGTGCGAAGCAGAAAGACTGGATCGAGTATCTCGAGGAGATCGGCCACACCGTGATCGTGGGGAAGGGGTGGGAGGATGCGCGGGAGCAGGTTCTAAGCCTGCCGTTTTTATGCAAAAAGGGTCTATAGATTTGCTTCACATCGGCAGGGCGCCGAGAGTATTGTCAGGGCTCCAAAACAAAGAGGAAGCACCACCATGAACCGCATCGCATTCATCGCCCTCATCGCCCTCTTCGGCGCAGCCATCGCCACCGATCAATCCTATGAAGATGCGCAGGCCGAGCAAGACCACACGGAGGAGATGGTCTGCATGGGCTACTGGCCGCCCTCAGTTGCGGAGTTTGAGCTCGACTGCTCCGCCTATGGAGGCCGCCATGAGTTTCGCCGATGAGCTCCTCCAAGCGCTCGACCGTGGTCACCATCTCCAATTCGAGGAGCCGCCCCGCTCCTCGCGACAATCCGCGCCGGCCCACCTACGCGCGCGAAATTCAGCTCGGTCGGAAGGCGAGACTGATGGATCGCTGGCGGGACAGCTGCCCCTTCGGGATGGATCAGATCGGCCGCCGCATGGCGTGGCTCGCGGGATGGGAGGATGCTCACAATGAGCTTGGCTTCGAGAGAGTCTAGGTTGAATGCTTTGATTAAGGCCATGAGCGACGAAGAGCTCATCGAATTCATGGGGGCCGAATTCTGGCTCGATCTGGTGCGAAAGCACTTGAGCGAGAGCGATTGGCTGCCGGACGTGAGGGGGGAAATGCGTGAATATCTCTTGGGCGTGCAAGTGGATTAGCTGCGGGCACCGTCAGGCATCGAGCGTTGATGCCTACGGCCCCGCGATAGTCGAGTGCCGCAAGTGCCGGAAGTCCACCCGGCTCTTAATATCGAAGCGGGCCGATGGCAAAGCCGTCGCCATCGACTCGAGGCCGATGCCGGATTAGCCGAGCCGATCCATGATGGTCAGCGCCGCCCAGATGAATGGCGCCGCCAGCCCCAGAGCCGGCAGCAATATCAGCGCGGCGATCAGGGCGCACGCCACCACCGCCCAGCCCGCGATCTTTTCACTCGTCTCCATCGTCTCTCCTCGGCACGGCCGCAAGGCTCGGTGCATCACTCACCAGCTGGCGAAGCAGGCGCTTTGCCTTGGCGAGCATGGCTGGGTCGTCCGTCACCACCGTGAGGTTGATCGACGCCCAGTGGTCGTCGGTCTCCGTGTCCTCCTCCCACTCGATGCGGGTCATGCGTGCGCCGCCTTGTATCCTTCCCGAGGCCGGTAGGCGCGGCCGACGATGCTGTTGAGAGCCCGGTTGAGATCAACATCGGTCTTGATGTCGAACACGTCCCCGACGCCCTCTGCGATGATCCGGTGCGCATCAGGCCCGTGGCCCGGCATATGGAATATCTGCGCGCCCTGGCGCTCTGCGACGCGCTTCACGCTGTCCTTGATGGTCGGTGCATAGGTGTTATTTGTGATCATTGCTCTCCCTCTCGAATCATTTCTGGCGTGATGATGACACGGCCGCACTCGCCGTGCTTCCGATGGTAGGTGATGACCTGCGCCTCGCGGCCGGACATATAACCGCCCCTTGATGCGTAGGCGTCGGAGGCCGCCAGCGTCCGGTGCTGCTGAATCACCATGAGGTTTCCTTCGAGCTCGTGCCGGTGATGGAAGTGCCCCATGTGCCCATAGCTGTGCCGCGTCCGCCCGAACACCTCTCGAAACTTTGCCACAAAAACGTCGTCGACGGCCGTGATCTTGCGCTTGTGGCCATGGTGGAAGAAGAGGGACGTGTCTCCCCACTCGAAGCAATAGTAAGGGTCCGGCGACTGATCCACCGTCACTCGAGGCTCGTCCTCGTAGAGCGCCGCCAGCCACTCGCGCATCCAGATCGAGCTCGTGGGGTTGTGATTGCCCTCGGCCTCGATGACGTGCACCCACGGATACTTATCGAGCAGCATCTGCATGATCTGCCGCCGCACGCGAATCCAGAGCCGGACGATCCGGCTGAATCGGTCGGAGGCATCGAGGAGGTGCTTGGAAGCCGGCGTGAGCGGCTCCATTCCGTCGAAGTGCAGATCATCGCCCAGGAAACAGAGTATCGCTCCAGCGGCGCCTGGGGCCTGCTCGATGGCCCTCTCGAACCACCCCACGAGCAAGCGCTCAGCGATGGCCGTGTCCCAGTCGTCGCCCCGCGTCTCCTCGCCCCACGCCAGCATCCCGAAATGGAAATCGGTGATGACGTGCAGATTCACGAGCTCTGGATCGGTGGCAACCGGCTTCGATTTGTTTCGCGGCTCCCGGGGAATCTCTTCCTTGCACGCCTCGATGAAGTCGAGCGCCACCTGGCGGAGCGCCTCTTGATCGGTGGCGGTCTTGACCCATTGCAGTTTTGGCTGCCCGTCGTCGCCGTAGAGCGTGCTCACGCCTTTGACGGCGAAGGGCGTAGTGGTGGGGTGCCTCATGTCCGCCTCGGGCGCGTAGCCCATCTTGGCGGCTCTGAGGCGTACACGCTCGACGGCCTGGCGGCCGTTGTTTCGATGCTCCCCCAGAGCTCGGGCGGCTGCCTGCATCGAGCCGTGCTCGATGGTCGCGCTGATCCACTTTCGCTCCGTGGAGCTCACGCAATAGCTGAGCAGCTCGGGATCAAGTTTCATGGGTGCAACCATCAGCAGTCCACCTCGATGCCGCACATGGCCTCAAAGGCGGCGTTGTGGCCGATGATCTGCTTGATGGTATCTTCGGTGTCGGCTCTGCTGGCGCAGATGGGCTCGAACACGGTGCAGGCAGGATCAGTCCCTAAAGGAGCGCTTGCGCAGCCCCCCAGGATCATCACCGCCGCGAGCATTGCGACGCGCATCGATTCCCCTCCTCACGCTTTCAGCCATCTCCCGTAGGCTCTCCGATTCCACGTCCGCCTTGCCGTGCCTGGCGCCTACGCTGTAAGCCTTCCAGAGCGCGGCCAGGACGGCCGTGATGATTAGAAATTCAAGCATCGTCGTCCGCGTTCTTGTTCTTGCCTACGTTGCCGGCGAGCAGGTTGAGAACGCGCAGGATGGTGTTGATGATCGCATCGTCAGCCTTGGTCGGCGTCAGCGCGGTGATGGCCGTGGCGGCCGTGACGACGCCCGTGATGGCCGTGAGCCATGTGGGTGCTGCGTCGAGTGCGTTGAGTAGTGCGTCCATGGGATCGCCTCCTAGGCTGTGCTCGTGGCTCAAGGCCACTGATAGGTGGGCCAGAGGATCGTCAGGGCCCATTCGTCATGCTGAGAAAGCACGGCCATGAGCTCGTCGAACGCCTTCCTCGAGCTCACGATGCCGGGCTTGTTTTGGGTCACGAAGTAGTCGGTGCCGACGAGGATGCAGCCTTCGCTGTGCTCGATCCAGTTGCCGGGGTGGAAAAGGATGTGGCTCCGCTCGGGCACATCACACACCTCCCACGCCTCCTGATATTGCTCCTTCGTCAGGCGCGAGATCAGAGGAGAGGGCCGGCGCTTGAGGTCATAGCGCCCGGCAGGGATGCAGCTGATGTTTCGAGCGTTGCCCTCCCAGGGCCGCTCGAGGGTTTTGCAGGACCATTCACCGATCCAAAGCGTGCCGAAAACGCCCCAGGGCGAATTCCCCATGCGGAAAAGGGTGACGTTATTGCTTGTCATCGTCCAGCGCCTTCGTTCGCTTGAGGTAAAAGCGCAGCGCGGCGAGACCGGAGCAGATACCGATGAGGGCGGCGACCAGCTGAAGCCATTCGGTGATCAGGGGAAGGTTGGCAGTGATGGCGCTGACGACGGAAGTGGCAGCGAGCCCATCGGCGACTTTGTGCGCTTGGTCTTGCATGGCTCGCTCCACCTCTCGTGCCCTCCTATTCTATCACTTATCTCGGCCGTTCCATAAATCAAACAAAACGCGCACTTTCTCTTTCAGCGTTTCCACGTCGGAATGCTGTTTCGCGAGCACGATGATCAGACTGATGAAGCCAGCAAAGACAGGCCATAGGCTCACCAGAATATCTAGCCGATCGTCCATGGCAGGCCCGTGGCGGTGGAGGGGCTGAGCATTTCTTGCAGCTTCTCTCCGAGCTCCGCCTCGACTGCGATTTTGTGCGCATCGTTCGGTCCGTGCACCCATCCCATCATGAGCTCACGAGTCAGCGCCTCATAGGCCACAAACCCGGAATCGGAGGGATTAGGGCTGAAGGTTGCCACGCCGTCCTTTTCCACGCCCACCGTGCCCTCGAAGGCAAGGCAGGACCACCACACTTTTTTGACGCCGCCGGTTGCCTTATCTCGCTCGGCGTTGCTGATCTTCCATTCAAAGGTTGCCATGCTCAATCTCCTAGAGCGTGTTAGACAGGGCCGAGCTCGTCGTCGGCGAGGTGGTCGCCGTCTCGATAAAGGTCGGGATGATTACGTCGATTCCGTTCGAGGTGTTGACCACCGTCTTCATGTGCAAGCGCTGGACAGTGGTCGAGGTGCCGTTGTTAAACGTCAGAAATGGCAGGTGCACCACATCGCCCACGATCTGCGGCTCGCAGGGCGTGATTGATGCGGACTCGAAACGCGCCAGCCGCGCCGTGGCGGTCACCACTCCCGCCGGGCTCTTGCGCAGCGTATAGGCCACCACGCCGCCGCCATTTGCCGCCACGGCGCTGCCAGAGCCTGCCGAGAAATTGATCTCGACGGTGGCGCTCTGCTGGTTAGCCGTGAATTCAACCTGCACCGCGTCATAGTAGGTGTTCTCGGCCATGGAGCGAATCGAGTGATAACGCTCCTCGGCGAAAGCCTTGTCCCGCTGATCGCTGAGCTCGCGCCCCCGGGTGTTGCTGATTACTGGATCGGGAGCGGTGCCGCCGAAGGTGGTGGCCGAGGTGGTCGGCGTGAAGGTGCTGGTGCTCTTGGTGTTGCTGCGATTGATGCGAGCAAAAATGTGCACCTCGTGGGATGCCGTCCCCGTGCCGTTGTTATAGCTGCGCATCATCAGTTTGGCTTGGGTGCCCGTGCCGGAGGCGATGTAGGGCTTCAGGGGAATGAAATCATTCGAGAAGCCATTTCCCTCGGTGCCGTTAAAGTTGGCACTCAGGACGTTTGCGGTAAGGTTGCCGGCCTCATCCTTCTTGATGAAGTAAGACACCTTCCCGCCAGCGTCAGCTGCGACGCCGGTGAAGCCGGCCACGGCGAAGTTTAGATCGACGACCATGGATTCGTTATTGCCGGTGAAATCGATGGTAGCGACCTCATAGACGGCGCCGGATGAGGTAGCGTCGGCGAGGTTTGCGATCGACCAGTAGGTTTCATCGAAGAAAACGCCGTCATTTTGGTCGACCAGCTGGCGGGTCTGGAGCCCGCTGCCTGCCACAAAGTCCCGAAATCCGTTGGTCGAGCCGGTCGCGCCGGAGCCAGTAAAGAGCCAGTTTCGATCGGTGAAGGCGCCATCGAGCGTGCTGCCGCCGAAGGTGTTATCGCGAATCTCAAAGAAAGATTGCGTCACCGTGCCATCGGTGGCCACGATTGCCGGGGTCGGCGAACTGTCCAAATATAGCCAGTCGACGCCGCCGTCGCTCACGGTGCCCGTGAGGTGCGTGGGAGGCGTGGCACCCGTGGTGCCTGCGCCCTGCGCCTCATAGAAGGAAATCACGCCGCCGTTGTTATAGCGAAGGATTTGACCATCGGTCACCACAAATCCCGCCGACCACTGGCCATGCTCGCCCGGCTCGAACACCATCCCCCGATAGGAGGTGTGCGTGGTCGTGTGCACCTGCCCGCCGTTCGAGGTGTTGTCTAGCTGCTCCATTAGGATGCCAGGCGTGCCCTCGGATTTGTGCAGAAAGCAATCGTGAATGGCGTTATCAAGGGAGGCGTTATCGTGGATAAACGCGCCGCCGTTGATGCGGTTCCCGATAAGGAAGCCTTGGATGTGTCCGATGGTCCAGGCGTTAGCGTAGCCATGGAGCCAAATGCCCGTGTTCACGTCAGTGATGCGGAGGCCGTGCACGTTGTTGAAGTAGACAGCCCAGGTATCGCCGATCTGAGGCGCCTGGCAATGCAGGCCGATGTCGCGATCACCCGTGGTCTGGCCGTAAGCCTGCGGGCCGCTGATGTTGAAATCTTGAATGGTGTTATAGCTGACGTCAGCCGAGCCGACCGAGGACATCGAAAACATCCCCACCAGCACCACGCCGTTGGGGCAGCGATTCTGAGAGGCGATGGTGGAGGTGGTCTGGCCCTGGCCTTTGAGGGTGCTGTATTGCCCCTTCACCCAAACCACCGGGTCGGTGTTCGCCGAGCTCGCGCTGTAGCGGGTGAGGGAGGTGTCAGCTGCGAGCTCTAAGCACTTCCGGTTCCCGATTTCGATCATGGTGTCGCAGCGATAGGTGCCCGGAGGAACAAAAACGTGGGCGTTCGCATCCAACGCGGCTTGGATCGCGGCGCTCGAGTCATTGGTTCCGGTCGGGTCGGCCCCATAAGACCGAGCGTCAGTGACCGGCATCAGCGTCGAATAGGCGACGTTTTTGGTGACGGTGCCGTCATTGATGATTAGCTTGTCAGTGGAGGCGGGGCCTTCCGCCAGCGTCGGCAGTGCTGAAATTTTAACGGTTGGCATTTGTCACCCCATGATGATGATCGAACCCGACTCCGCTGCAATCAAATCGCCGGCCTCGGTGATGAGCTCAACCGGGGCCACGGCTTCGCCGCGCAGCGCAGAGTAGGGATCGGTATTGATGTCGATGCTGAAGTTGGTGGCACTGGTCACTGCGATGGCTGTGGTCACGATCCAGCCATAGCGTACATTCACGCGGTAATTGCCGTAACTCGGAAAACCCACGTCAATCATGGCTGATGTCCTCGAGGATGTTCACCTCGAAGGTGTTGGTGGATAGCACCACGCTGTTATCATCCGTGAATTCGATGTCGCAGCGATGGCTGCCTGCCGTCCATGTGTCAGTCTGAGCCGCCGTTGCCGAAGCGGTAAAAACGCCATTCGTCGGATCAGTTTTTGTGATCGTTAGGGTCGCGATCAGCGTGTCATTGTTCCGAACCTGCGCGCGGATTCCCCAGCTGGTGATGTCAACCGGCAGCTGGTCATCCGTTAGAGTGACGACCCACTCAAAGGTGTCGCCTTGCTTGTGTGTCACGCTGCTCATGGCGCCCTCCTGTCTGGATCGATTTTATCATGAAAAGGTGACGGTATCGGATGCACCGGCTGCGGTGATTGTGTAGACGGTGTCTGTTCCAACCGTGGCAGAGGTTTGGGTGACGCCTGCGGTGAAAGACGCGGAGTAGCCAGTGGGAACCTTTAGGATAACCACGCCGGAGCCGCCTGCGCCCGACGCGCCACTGCCGCCCCCTGCCCCGCCGCCGCCGCCTGTATTGGCGGTCCCGGCAGAAGCTGGGGAATTGAATGCGCCAGTACCGCCCCCGTGAACAGCTATGCCGGTCGTCCCTCCAGTGCCGCTTCCGCCACCAGCTCGGCCAACCGGAGAACCCGTAACGCTAGAAACGATCCCTAAGCCGCCGTCACCGCCGTCAGAACCTCCAGAAACATTCCCGTTATCACCAGGGCCGCCAGCACCGCCACCGCCGCCCGAGCCGCTGGATGAGCCATAAACAATTCTGCCGGTGCCTCCAGCATAACCCTGGCCAGCGGTTCCGGTGCCGCCGGGAGACGTTAGCCCAGAGGTTCCTCCAGTGCCTGCGCCGCCGCCACCTGAGCCGCCAGTAGCGCCAGCGATAAGATTGAAGTCTCCACCTGATCCGCCGCCTGTGGAAGTTATCGACGCAAAAACCGAGTCAGCGCCATCCCCCCCGCGATTGCCGCGAACAGCAGGAACACCATTCCCTCCTGCGCCAATAATTACGGAATACGGCGTGCCGAGAGCAAAAGTAAACGCCGACTCTGTAACCGCTCCACCGCCAGACGATTCACCAGTGACAGAGGATCGATACCCTCCGGCTCCGCCAGCACCACCAGACCCACCGCCATTGGTATCTACGCTTCCCCCGCCGCCTCCAGCGATAACAATATATTCAAGCTCTTGCGGTATCGGCCCGTCGCTCAGGAATTGCCAATCGGTGCCGTCGTAGCCCTCATATCGGCTCTCGGTCGTGTTAAACCGCAAGCTCCCAGTCGAAGGCGAAGCGGGCCTCTGCGCCGTCGTACCCCTCGGCACGATCAGCTCGCCGTTGAAGATGATGGGGCCACTAAACGTGCCGCCCGTCACGGGGACGGCGGAGGCGATGGAGAAAACATCATAGACCACGATTTCGACGACATCCCCGGCACTGAGGGCCGTGAGGTTGCCGATGGTGTTCGCCGTGGCGGTGTCGTAGTCGGTGCCGGCCACGAGGATGACGCCATTGAGGGCGACATCGACATAGTTGCCATCGGAAAAGGCCAGGGTGTTGCTCGCATCGTCAGCGCCGGAGAGCGAAGTCTCGCCCCCAGTCGCCGTGAAATAGTATCGATTGCGAACGCCTACCCCAGGCGCTTTCCCGATGTAGCTCACGGAGTGGGCTCCTCGACCACCACCCAGCTGGTGGTGTCCTCATCCCATCGATAAATCTGATCATCCTCCGGCATCGGCACGGGCGCCTCCCAGAGGCAGCTGTCCTCGTTCAGGGTCCAGCTGGCGAAGGGGCGCGGCGGGATGAAGGCATCGCGCACGCTGTCCCAGGTGTAGCCGATCCCGGGATAGTTTTTTCGGAAAGGCGTGCCGCCATTCGCGTGAACGCCGCCATAGGTGTTATAGGAGCACCGAATAGCGCCGTAATACTCCTCCCAGGAGCTCACGCCCTCGGGCAGCGGATCGTCATCATTCTTACCGACGACCACCTGGGTCACGATATTTCGTCCATCGACGTAAGCATAATGTGCCATTTTTAAGCCACTCCAAAAGTCACTGTGTCACTCGCCCCAGCGGCGGTAATAGTATAAACGGTGTCCGATCCAACGGTGGAGGAGGTTTGCGTCACCCCTGCGGAGAATGTTGCGGAGTAGGCCGAGGGGATGCGGAGAATGACTACGCCGGAACCGCCGGAAGCACCTCGTGCAGGATCAGCGCCGTCAAGATTTCTTACGCCGCCACCACCGCCGCCGCCCAAATTTGCCGTTCCTGCCGTGGCGTTTCCTGTTGGGTTGGTATAGTTTCCATTGTAACCGCCACCAGTGCCCCCTCCGCCTGCTCCTCCAACCCCGACTGTCCCATAGATGCCAGTGCCATACCCAAGCCCGCCACCGCCGCCACCACCAGCATAAAAAACGCTAGCCCCCGTGATGGAGGAGGACAGACCGTCGCCACCGTTCCCCGAGGCGTAATTTCCGCCATTCAGACTTCCCGGGTCACCTGCCGCACCCGCTCCACCACCGCCACCGGCTCCCTGCTCGGTACTTCCGGCAGGGCCTCCATCATTTCCTTGCCCTGCGATCCCTGCACCGCCCGACAGAATTCGGTATCCAGAACCGCCGCCAGAACCGCCAGCCGAGCCAATCCCAGCCCCAGTGCCGCCACCACCACCACCCGATGAGACGATAGTGCTAAAGGCGGAAGAAGCGCCGTTCAACCCGCCGCCATTGTTTCCGCCAGCAGAGCCTCCGGCGCCAACGGTCAGGGCGTAGGCGACAGAAAGGGCAAAGTCTTGCGTGCTGGCCAACATCCCACCAGCGCCACCCCCGCCTCCACCGACGTAACCGCCGGTATTGGAATACCCCCCTCCGCCACCACCGCCAGCGATCACAAGATATTGGGCGGAAACGCTGGGCGCATCGCTCAGAGACGCCCACTGGAGCCCGTTGTATCCCTCATACCGCTGCTCGGTGGTGTTGAATCGAACACTCCCCGTCGCAGGCGAAGCAGGGCGCTCAGCGGTGGTGCCAGCAGGGAGCACCATGCGGCTGGTCACCGTGAGCTCATCGGTCGAGGCGATCGCTAGAGAGACTGCTGGCGGCTGTCCGAGATAGGCCATCAGACAATATCCAAATGGCTGAGCACAACGTCAGCGCTCGAGGCCGCGCTGCTCGTCACCTTGATCGCATCACCCGGCTCGAGAACCACCTTTTGATCGCCGCCGATCACGATGATCGAGCCCCCTACGGGCACCGGCGCAGCCTTCACGATGTAAACGCTGTCCTCTGCCCCAGAGGTGCGCCCGCTCGCGTCCAGCTGCACGTCGATGGTGATCTGGCTGGTGTCGATGTTGGCGACGGACAGGCCAATGATGGTCACCTCGGTCGCGCTCGGGCAGGTCAGGATCGTCGAAGGGCTTGTGCCGACGCCGGTGCTGGTTTCGCTCAGAAAGAAATTGGCCATGGTTTACCCCAGAGCGATGGCGAAGGCGAGGCCGGCATCGCCGCCAAAAACCCCCGCGTCATCATTAAGCTGGCTAGTGTTGATCTGCCCCGCCGTCGCCGTAACCGTCGAGGTGTCGGAGTCGGGATTTCGCCGCGACTCTTCGCCCTCGATGTCGACCGCGCGGACCCAATAAAAGCGCGTGGTGCCGCTAGCGAGCTCGTGGCGGAAGCGCGTGCCGCGCACCTGCCCCACCTCTACCGCGTTTGCCCATTGATCATCGGCCGAAGCATAGATCGCGATTTCATCATAGGCCGAAGGGATCGTGGGCGCCGTCCACTCAAGCAGGATACCCTCCTCCTCCGGCGTTGCCGTGAGGCTGGAGGGTGCAGGGACCACGGTGGTGCCGAAAACAATGGTGCCAGCTGCCGTGCGCGTGCTGTATTCCGCGAGCTCCGGGTCGGCGTAGGCTTCCGGCGCGTCCTCTTTGATCGTGAGCACAAAGCCTTTTTCTGGATCAAAGGACCACGCCTCGACCACGAAAACCTTCGCCGACCAGCCGAGCTCACTGATCGTCAGCGTGATTCGATCCCCTACGCCCACCTTCAGCGCCTGCCAGTTAAGCGGGATCACCGCCGTGATTTGCTGATTGTTTAGGTTCAGGGTGCGATAGCCCAGCCGCTGCGCCATGTGCTCATCATCTGTCATGGGCAGAACGAGGTTGGTGGTGAGCTCCTGCCCACCGTCCCGCGTGTTCAAATAGGTCGCATCCTGCACGCGCAAAAACTGCGTCGCCGCATAGTCCTGATCGGGGTCGACGAAGGTGCCTCTGATGGTGTTGAAGCGCTGAGCTCGAGGACGCTCGGGCTGCACCTGCACCTCGCCCACGATGTCATCCTCAGTGAAGGCGAAGGAGGGCGCTTCATAGGCGGCCGCTCGGATGCGGTATTTGCCGCCGGACCATGTGAGCGTGCCCGCCATCGAGGAAAGCAGGCTGCGGATATTGTCGGCGTACTCGGTGCCGGTGTCGAGGACGCCGTTGCAGCTGAAGCGCTTGGTCACGGCGCCAGCTGGCACCGTCACGGTGGCGTCGCAATAGTCAGCGGCGGTCGCCACCATGGCCCAGTCGATCTCGTCGTAGGTGATGCCTTCCGCACCCATCCCGAGATCGGCGTCGAAAAGGTAGTCGGCAAGGCAAAGGGCAGGATTATCTGACCATTCCCAAGTGCTAGGGTCAGCTAAACGGTGCGCTCCTGATCCGCCATTGGTGGAATCGAGGCGAGGATCGTAAACCTTCTTTCCCTTGACCACGGCGCGGATGTTCTGCGGCGCGCCATTCGACCAAACGCCTTCGCCGGTAGCCGTCCCGAGCTCGAAGGCGGAGACGATGTAGCAAACGCCTCGGCCATCATGCGCGCCGGTCCAGTCGGAAAACTCGGAAGATAGCTGCGTAATCTCGCCCTGGATGTCAGCCCCAAGGCGCCGATAAAAGTTGGTGACCTCATTGGACCCGATGGGACCATAGGTGCCGCTGGTGACGCCCCCGGTCCCCTCCCAGTCGATGATCGAGGAGGGAATCTCATCGCCGTCGAGCCAGATCGCCTCGATGTCCTCGCACTCATGAGAGACCAGGCTCACCACCGTCCATAGGGTGTTATTGTCGCTCGTGCCCGTGGTGGCCTTGGTGTTTGTGTAGACCACCGGGCCGGAAACCCTAGCGCGTCCGTAGACGATCTTGCAGGGCTCGACGGCCGATCGAATCATGGCATCGCGAGGCGCTGCGGCAGCTGCCTTGCGGGCGTCGGATTCTTGTTTCTTCTGATAGCTCGCCATGAGGGCGATGTCGGTGACGGCTGCGACGGCCGTGATGGTCGCCGCCGTTGCGCCACTAACGCCGGTTGCTGCGATGATGATTTGGGCAACCGCCTGAGCCATCAGATTCTCCAGCCCTCGAGGGCGTAGCGCAGAGGCGCGCGATAGAGCCCGACCTTGAGCGGGACCAGGGCGCCGTCAGGGACGCGAACGCCAGCGATCTCGCCCACACCTGGCAATTTTAGCAAAAGCACGTCCGCCGTGCTGGTCTGCTCCACCGAGACCGACGGGCCGAGAATGTGGCTTAGGAGGCCCACTAGCCCGCCATGTCGGGCCATGATGGCCTCAGCCTCCTCCTGGCTTGAGTAGGCGAGCTCCGGCGCTGGATCGATGCCCCTGAAAGCCTCAAATACGGCCCTAGCCAGCTGACAGCAGTCGAGGCGCCCCCATGCAAAGGGCTGGTCGCCAAAAGCCCGCGTGACGCTCCTGACGGCCTCCTCGCGGGTGCTCATCGCATCTTGAAATAGGTGGGGCCGCCGATGCCCCCAGCGCCAAAGGCGGTCGCGGATTGGCCGCTAAAACTTTGCGTGCGCCCGCCCCAACGGAATTTGGCATCGAGCATTTGGGGCAAATACTCATAAAACTGATCACCAGAGAATTCGGCCTGGTGGTCCGCGTCATTCTGGAGCCGACCGTTAATCTTCTCGAAGGCTGCCAGCTGGCTCTCGCAGGTCACCCGGATCACGCTCTCGGCGCCAATAGCCACTTGCAGGTCGTCAACATAGCCCGCCCACATAGGATGCGGGTCATCGATCAAGGTGCGGTCGGCATCGAGCAAGCCCACGAGGATGCGCACGGTGCGAAGCACGCTATTATCCGTCAGAACCTGCGATGCGATGGTGGTGTCGATGCCGCTCAGCATGAGCTCTACCGAATAGGGCGAAACATCACGCCCCTCGTCGATCTTGCTAATCCCGCCGAAGTCGCCAACGCCATCGAAGGTGCGGATGACGCCATCCCAGTCGTTTGCTGTTATCGACCCAATGTCATCGTGCAAATAGAGCGTGCCGGTAGGCGCATCAAAGGCTAGCTCCACAAAGACCACTGGGCGAATAACGACGCCATCGAGCGCCGTCGCGTTGGCGGAGCTCAGGCCACGGGTCATGCGATCACGTCCTCAATGGCTTCGATGGTGAAGGTGCTGAAAAGCCCCGGAGAGGTGGACCAGCCACTGACAGGAGAGGCTAGGCGAAAAATACCTTTTGGCTGGATAAAGGTTATCGCAGAATCGTCTACCGGCGACGATCGGAGCTCGGGCACAAAAGAAAGCGTCGACTCATTGATCGGGCCAATGATGAAGGCATCGGCGGTGGCCATTTTGAGCTCGCCATTCACCTCGAAATAATCACCAGCCCGCACCGAAGAACTGTTTTCATCTCCCCCGGTCCAGTTGTAGGTGTCGAGGGAGTTTCCGGTCTGAGACGCACCGCGCACTTTCGGCGATCCCACTGCGTCGCCTCTGCGCACAAACCCGTGGTCGTATAGATAGAAATTGGCGGCCGTGCCCTGAACCTTCGCCAAAAAAGCTTGCATCACTGCCCGTTCTGCGCCACTGAGATTTTGAAAGGTCAGCGTAGCTCGCCAGCGCGTTCCGCCTCGCTGCGCAGTCTGGATTGCCCCAGTCAACGGCGACACAAACTGCCGAGCGTTGGAGACAATCTCCCAGGAGGAGCTCGTGGGCACGATCGAAGGAAAATCAAGCGGCATCAGAATCTTCTCCGCGCAAGCATATCGGCGATCTCGGCTTTCTGCCGGCGGAGCTCAGCCGAGAAAATGACGCGATCCTGCTCTGATGCGCCGCCCGAGATGTTCACCACGGGCGCATAGCTCAGCCCGCCGCCGCCCAGCTGGTCATTGGGCACCACGGTGCCGGCGCGGCCTGGCACCATGAGCTCAGGTCCACGCTCGCCCACGATGTAGGGGCGCCCACCCATCACGGTGCCGCCGTCAGCCTTGAACCCGAGAGCGGCGCCGATGCTGCCGAAGATTCCGCCAAGGCCACCGCCAGCCGCACCGCCGCCAGGGAAAATGCTCTTGAAGGCGTTCATCAGCTGGCTCTTCAGCACCTGCGACGCCATCTCCGTGAGGATATTGGAGAAGGAGCGCATCATGCCCTCCTTCCCATCCGTGACGCCGCTGATCAGGGCATCGGAAAGATCAGATTGCAGGTCGGCGACTTTGTCCTTTGTGCTCGTCACCACGTCATTGGCTGCGGCAACGGCTGCGGGCGTATTCTTGGCGATCTCCTCTGCGGTCTTTCTGGCCGCTGCATTGATCTCCTCGAAAGTTTCCATGATCCGCTCAGAGGGCAGGGGAGCCTCGAGCATTTGAGTGATCTGCTCTCGAATGCGATCAGCCTGGCGGCCGAAGGCGTCACCAAGGCCAGTCATCGCATCAGCTGCGCCACTGATCTCCTCGAAGCCGAGCACCTTAGCGATGGAATTATATTTCTCGATGAAGAAATCTAGCGTCTTAACGATGCCGGAGGAGCTCCCCATATTTTTGAGGATCATGCTCATGAGCTCGGCGAAGGCCAGCTGCACGTTTTTCACCACCAAGCGAAGGCCGAGGATCATGTCGCCAAGGAAGCCAAAGGAGCGCGCAACGGCTTGCGCGACTTTCTGGCCGATGCTGCCAAACTCCTCAGAGTCGAGGGCGGACTGGCGAATCAAGTTGGCGACGCGCTCGATGGACGGGGCCAGGGCCACCGCCAGCTGATTTCCTAAGCCTTGAAAAACGCCTTTGGTTCGCTCGATGGCGTCGTTTGCTTGCTCAACCTGCGCGGTGTCGACTCGATCCAGGGCCAGGCCCAGTGCCTGCGCCTCCTCCATCATCTCCTTCAGCGCAGCGGAGCCACCCCCCAGGGTGTTCACCAAAGCCACGCCCTCGGAATCAAAAAGCTTCATTGCGAGACGCACGCGGTCGGCCTGCGTGCCAACGCCCTGCATAGCGTCGGCCACGATGGCCATTTGCTGATCAAGCGGCAGCTTCACCAGCTGCTTGGCGTCGATGTTGAGCTCTTCGAGGGCGCCCTTTGCTTCGCCGGTGCCGATGGCGGCTTCTGCCACCCGGCGCGTCATGCGTTGCAGGGCCATGTTCATAGTTTCAGTGCTGACGCCGGTGATGTTCGCGGCGTGCTGGAGGCCAGCCAGGGCTTCAGTGGTGGCGCCGATCTTGTCAGCAGTCTTGCCGAGGTTGTCGATGCTGTTCATCGACATTTTTGTGAATGCTGCGGCCGTTCCCGTCAGCGCGGCGACTGCGCCGATGCCGAACTTCCCAAAACGCATCCCGAGCTCATTGACGGATTTTCGCGTCCTGGCCGCGCTTTCTTGGATTTTTTTGAACGCACCTGCGGTCTTGTCTTTCGCCAGGATTGTCAGGACGGTCTTTTGGTCAGCCATTCTTTTCCCGCCTCATCTCAAACCAAGCCGCCCAGCCAAGAAACTCCCTGTAGTCCATCTGGCGAATCTCCCCGACCGTTTTGTGCAAATGCTCAGCCAGGGCAAACTGCATTTGCAGGTCGGGGTCGCCCCTTAGTTTCCCGCCACGTCCTCCGCGCTGGCATCGTCGGCGTTGATCTCGCCCACGATACGCGCCAGCACGTCAGGGTCGACGCTTCGGAGCAGCTCGGTCTTTTCGATCTTGCGAAAGACCGGCCGCCCCTCCCCGTCGATCAGGCGGTGCACCAGCGTCATCACCATGGCCTCGGCGCTCTTGCCGGCGTTCGCGAGCTCCATGATCTCCCCGAGATTGTGGAGGCTGATACCCGGTCGAATGTAGACCGTCGCCTCCCACTCGGGGATTTGGAGCTCACGCGGCTCGGCGCTGAGTTTGGCCTTGTAATGGCTCTTTGCCCTCTCCAGCAAAGTGCTCATCAGGCCACCGTGGACTCAGACAGTGCGCCGGTGCCTTGCAGGCTGATGGAAGCCTCGACCAGGCCATCAAAGGCTGCCGTGCGGCTCACCTCGGTGACGATCGCGGTGCCGGTGTAATAGGTGTCGCCAGAGGTGTCGCCCTCGGGATACACGTTAAAGGTCACCTCGGCGCCGATGGTCAGTGCACCCTGGCCGGTGGCGTCCGTCTCGTCCCAGAAAACGTCCATGCTACCCGTGAACGTGGTGAGGCTAGATTTGTAGGTGCGCGCCGTGTCGCCCATTGCCGTGTCCTCGAGCGTGTCAGCGCTCTCGGCGATGGTCCAAGTGCGAACCTCGGAAACGGTGTTGGCGCCGACCTTGACGACGCCTTCGCTGCCCTTGTGAGTTGCCATGCTTATTCCTCCAGTGCCACGGGGGCGTCATCGTCAGCCGGGGGTTCCGGCACTTCAGCGGGCTCGGCCACCACGGCCCAGCCCTTCGATTCCATCAATTCTACCTTATCTGCGCGAACGCGGATAACAGTCGCCGCGCCATCACTCATCTCGATCAGGGTCATGCTCCCACCTCCACGTCATTTTCGAGCGTCACATAGTCGACCTCGACGGTGAGCGTTGCTCGAGCCACCGGCTGGTCGCCGTCGCCACTGAAGTCGCTATCGAAGGCGGTGATGCGCGTATCTTTCGCGTTGCCGCCTCGAGTGCGGTCAGCGTAGAGCGCCTCCTCAATTTCCACACAAATGGCGTCGAGGGTGTCGTCATAGCCGGTGACGGCCTTTGCGTACACGTCCACGCTCACGCTCAGCGTCCTGATCTGAGTGCGCGGGGGATTGATCGTCGCGTAGTCGGTCGCCTCAGAGCTCGTGTATATAGCAAGGCCGGGCAAGCGATCCTCGGCGATGGGATAGACGCGGGTTTGATAGACGTTGGCGCCGGTGGTCGCCAGCCCCGTCAGCGTCGTCTCGATGTCATCGCGGATCAGTTTGCGGACGTGTGCCATCAGGGCGCCTCGAGCATCATCTCGGTGATCCCCGTGCCGTCAGGCATCACCACGCGGATCGTATAGGTCACGCCGTCGATGGCCAGGGTGGCGCCCTCGGTGGCGCCGCTTACGTCGGCGGTGCGTGCGGTGACTCGGGGCTGCGTGACAGCAAATGTTGAACCACCCCCAACGTCAACGGCCTCATAGGCATTATCGAAGATGACGGTGACAGCAGTCGACGCCCCTCCTCCAGCAGGAGTGAAAGTCGCAGCCACTCCAAAGTCAGCGAGGAGGAGCGCTCGGTCATCAGCAGTCTCGACGGCCATCAGCCATCCTCGGTTTTACGCGGACGCCCACGGCGTCGCGGCTTCGTTTCTTCGCTGAGGCCCAGTGCGCGATCTGCCACCGGCGCCTCCTCGGCGTGCGGCGCCACGCGCCCCATCGCCATCAATTCTCTGGCTTCGACATCATCGAGCTCGACCAGTGCGCCCATCTTGCGGACCCGGCCAGCTGCTACGGTGTTGCGGAGCACTTTATATTGCATCTTTCCTCCAGAGGATCAGGCCCCCCGGAGGGGGCCGTCACCTTAGTGCTTAGGCTTAGCTGCCGCCGTCGTTGCCGAGGCAGAAGCTCACAGCGTTGCGCACTGCCACGTCGCAGCTCTGGAGAGCCACCACGCGCACGGTGCCGCTGGTGCTGGCGGTGTAGGGGTCGACCACGATGTCGAGGCCGCCGAACATACCGACCAGAAGGTCGCTGAAGTTGCCGAAGTAGGCGTCGCCGGAGGCTGCCTGGTTGGACACGATGGCGCGGTAGCCATTGATCGTGCCGCCGGGCTCGACCACAAACTGAGCCGTATTGCTGGCCTTCTCGGTGGTCTTGAGTGCGCCGTACATAGCCGCGCCCATGATGTAGGCCAGATTGCCGAGGAGCGCGTTGTCCTCTGCGACCTTGGTTTCCATATCAACCACCTGAGCGAAGGTCGGCACGAGATCAGGAGCGGTTCCGAAGTCAACGGTGTTGATGCCGGAGGTGTTCTTGATCCCGGTGGGCTGGCCGCTGGAGCCGCTGCCGGCGAGCGCGCCAAGGTCGATTGCGAGAGCAATGGCCTGTGCGAGATCGTCGCGGATCAGGGCCTCAACGTCGAGGCTCGACTGGATGAGCAGCTGACGGGTGACGTCCGTGTGAGCACCGAGGGTTTTCGGCGTCATGGACACGGACCCCACGGTCATCTCGGACTCAGCAGAAGCCCCACCTTCCGTTGCAATCCACCCTGCGGCAGCTGCTGCGGTTTTCTTGGGGATCTTCACGTCGCCGGAGAGGCCGTTGAGCATCCGGGCGCCGGCTTGCATGACAGAGCTCGAGTTGCGGAGCACGTCGATGAAGTCGCCACCACGGAAGTCGTCGGTGAACAGAGCAGCCTCGTCGGCGCTGTTCAGATCACGCTTCCAAGTGCGGAGCACTTCGGCCGGGAGCAGGATGCCCTGAGCGGCGCGGCCATACTGCTCGGCAGCGGCGCGGGAGCACTCAAACTCGAACGCAGCGGCTTCTTGAGCGCGGCGGTCGGTCGGGTTAGCGAGAGCGTGAATGGCACGGATGATGGAGAAGCGCTGCTGCTCCTTCTTGGTCATGCCAATCTCTTGGGCCTCGAGGGCGCGCTCGGAGCCGATCACTTCGAGAAGCTCACCACGGAACTCTTCGACGCTCTTGCCCTCTGCGATTGCCTTGCGAGCCATCTCGCCTTGATTGTGCCGAGCACCGAGCTCGACGATTTGCGCAGCACTGCGCTGTGCGGCTTTGCGGGCTTCCGCCTCGACTGCCGCGATGTCCACTTGATCGGTCATGATGACCTCCTTGGGATTATTGGACTCTACGGTGATTTGAGGAACGTGCCCGCTGCGACCAACGCCGACTGTCACGTCAGCGGGGATCGAAACGATGCTTGCCTCGACGGGGCGCCAGGACTTGGCCACATAGGTGTCCTTGTCCTTGCGCTCCAGCTTGTTGATGGCGTAGCCGATTGAGACATTCGCACGGATACCGTCCACCACATCATCGAAGACCTCGCGGGCCAGTGGGCCTTTTCCAAAGCGCACCGTCGCACGGAGTCGCCGTGCCGAGCCATCAAGGTCAACCGATTCAATAACGCCAATTTGCTGCTCGGGGTCGTGATCGAGCAGAAGCGGGGCGCGTCCGCTGTTCAGAAAACTTAGGTCAATCGCGTCTTCGGAATGCTCCAGCACCTCGATGCCGAAGCTGCGCTCGACCGGCTCCTCGGAGGAAACAGCCATGCGCACCCGGCGCTCGTCAGCGTTGACGGCGCCAGCCTCGAGCTCCATAGCCCGATGCACCACCTCGGGCGCTGCCTTGCGCTCCTCCTCCATGTTGCCGCGATCCTCCGCCGGCTCGATGGGGTCGATCTTCGTCAGGGTCGAGAAGCGATGACCCACCATCACGTCGGAGGGCTGGCCTTCGCTGTCGAAGATGCGAATCAGGGCAGCGGGATCATCGGGCTCTCCGTTGATCACCACGTCAGTGTCGGGCACCTCGATCTGGCCATCGCGCACGATTTCCTCGATCTGGCCCCGGGCCGTTCCGCCAGCACTGTCCCAGCGAACGAAATCGCCGATGCTGAGCTCGTCAGGTTCTGCGCGTTCCATGGCAGATGCCTCCTCAGTATTTTCGTCATTATAACCGCGATCCGCATCATCTGCGGCATCCATACGCTCGACAATGTTATCGGCCCAGGTCTTGCCCGCGTCGCCGCCCCAGAGGGCCCACGCGATGCGCCCAGCGCTCGGATAGCCCTCCTCGCCGGGGCTGAAGCCTTCGCCCTGCTTATCCACCTCATGACGCGCAAAAAACGATTTCATGCGCTTCACGGTGTCTAGGCTGAGGCTCTCGCGGTTGCTGATGTCTCGAGCTCGAGCCACGCCCACCTCGGTGCCGCCGCGCCCGTACTCCTCGCGCCACTCCAGGCCTCGCCTTGCCTCGGCCACCATCCCATCGGTGGGGGTGGTGCTTATCTCGACGCCTTTATAAGTGGCCATAAATCACCTATGCGAAGGTCACGGTATCGGACGCGCCGGCGGCAGTCACTTCATACACGTTATAGCCGGCGGGGGTGTGAAGAGTGTGAGTAACTCCAGCGCTAAAGGTGGCCGTCACGGTGTCAGGGACGCGGATGATGACGACGCCAGAGCCGCCTGCGGCACCAGTGCCAGAGATCCCACCCCCTGCTCCACCACCGCCTCCGGTATTTGCAGTACCAGCCGTGCCAGAAACCACGGCACCACCAGCTCCCCCACCGCCAAGGCCGCCAGCGCCGCCAGCATGGGAAAAAGAGCTACCGCCCCCACCGCCTGCACGGTAAATACCAACACCAGTGATGTAGGACTGAACGCCGTCACCGCCATTACCAGCTCGGACGCTGGTGACCGAATTTCCGCCAACTTGAGCGGCACCGCCACCACCACCACCGTGATAGGTATAGCCGCCAGCATTGCTGCCTGCGCCACCGTTAAAGCCTTGATCCGCAGTGCCCGTACCAATGTTTGTTCCGCCAGCGTCTCCACCACCACCAGAACCACCGTTGTTGTCTCCGACCGGCGTTCCAGCACCTGCACCACCTCCGCCACCGCCGATAGAGACAATGGTGTCGAAGGTTGAATCGCTTCCAGGGTTGCCGTAAGGCGCAGGGCTCGTGGTATGAGGTTCAGCCGCGCCGCCAGCACCAACCGTGATGGTGTACGCTGTGCCTAAAGCAATGCTTAGCGCAGATTCAGCAGCCGCGCCGCCGCCAGAAGATTCACCCGTGACAGACGAGCGGTAGCCACCAGCACCGCCGCCACCGTTGTGGCGCGTTGAACCGCCACCTGCGCCAGCGATAACAAGGTACTCGGCGACAAAATCAGGAACACCCCGAGCCCGCCTCACCGGCCCCCGAAGCCCTCGAATTGGCGAGAGGCCGTTAAGCATGGCTGACCATCACCCGAGCAGCGCCGCCGGACTCGTTCCCGGGGTAGGCGTAGACGCGATTGGCCCCCGCGACGCCCGGAAAGAGATCGGACAGGGAAGCATTGGCCTCGCCCTCGGCGAAGTCATAGATGATCGAGCCCGTGGTATCGGTCGGAGCCGAGGCACCCACGGTGGCCTTGATATAGACGAAGTTTTGGCTCAGCACCTGAAAGGTCAGCGAGCTCACGTCGGAGTTGGTGAGCAGCGTCCAAGTGTCCGCCGCGATGTCGATGTTGGTGTTTTGGGCCATGAATCAATCCTCGGTCACGTCGGGGACGACTGGCATTTGCTGCGCCCCATAGGGTTCAAGTGCAAATTTTACCCCAAACTGAGCCATGAGCTCTTTGTCGCGGGCAATCTGGGAGAGGAGCTCCTCAACATCTCGGCCATACTGCGCCGCCACGTCCTGAAGGCTCAAAATGCCAGCCTTCATGCCGTTCACGGCTGCGGTCATCTCTTTCTGCGGGTCCACCCAATTCCAGGCCCGGCCTCGGAACTCTGCGGCATCAGAGAAGCGCTCAAACTGCCGGACGGGGATGCCGAAGCTATCCACCTCCATCGCTGCCTCGAGCCAGGCGTCGAAGGTCGGCCGCACAAAGTGGTCGAGCATGAATTGCTGGAGCGTGCGGTAGTAGTCCCGCTCCTCGAGGGCGCCCTGGCGGATGCTCGAATAGCTCGTGGCCTCGAGATCGTTAGAGAGTGAGGTGTAGGACACCCCGAGCCCCGAGGCGATGCCCTTGAGCACACTGGTGTGGAAGGCGTCGAACTCGGAGGACGGATAGTCGGGGTCGAAGCTCTTGAAGTCGACGCCCTGCGGCAGCTGGTGGAAGGTGCCGGGCTGCGCGTCCATGATCGGCACATTGCCATCCATGTCATCAGCCACAAAACCGTCGCCGCTGGGGGACGTGAAAAAGCCCATCTTGCTCGCGCCCACCCGGGCGTTGACGATGGCCGCCTCGCGCAGCGCGCCCAGCTGCTTCATGGCAGACAGAGCCGGCGCCATCCACGGCTCGCCTCGAGTCTGCCCAGCGCGGAGCGGGCGGAAAATGTGGATCACCCGATCAGCGGGGATGCGCTTATGCTTGGGCGAGCGCGTCTGCGTGGTGAAATCGTAGTCGCCGGGGTGCCCCGTCAGGATGTGATAGGCCACCGGCTTGCGGAAGCGGTCGAGCTCCACGCCCATGCGAATCTCGTTCCCGTTGGGTAAGCGCTCCGACTTTTCCTCGTCGATCTGGTCAGGCTCGATGAACTCGAGGGCAAAAGAATCGTGAAAAGAGGCGCCCCGGTGCTTGATGATGAACACCTCGCCGTCCCTCGCGAGGCCCTCCATGACCATTTTCTGCACGTCATTCCAGCTCATCTTGCCGTCGACGGTGCAGTTGCCGAGCCGTCCCCAGCGCCGAAAGGCCATCTCCACGGCATTATTCCCGCCCTGATCGAGGCGGCCAACGCTATCGAGCGCCTTCACCTGAAGGGTGAAGCCCCGATCGCCGATCACGTTGGTCTTCAGGAGCTCGAGGTAGCGCTTCGCGTACTCGTTATTTCGAGCCAGATCGCGGGTCCGCGCCCGCATCCTTGAAATTACGGGGTATAGCTCCGAATCTGCGCTGCGCTCACTGCCGGGGAAGTCAGCAAAAAGCCGCCCAGTATTGGCGGCTGCGTAGGATCGCTTGAAGGTCCGGCCCCGCGTCGGCTCTGGGGCAGGCTTCTTTTTGAACCAGTCAGCGATCCCCATGCTTAAAACCTCACTTGAATGGTCGAGCCGTTCTTCTTCCCGCGCTTCACGAGCTCTTTGTTATTGTGCTGGACAACCTCGCGGCGGTAGTGATCACGCGCATCGAGGAGCTCTTGAAAACTCAGCTTCGTCAAGCTACGGCCGGCGATGGAGTAGGATGCCACGTCGGAGTCGGCCTTGCCTTGCAAAATGGTCTCGATCTTATCAACCATGATCTCGGCATGAATCCGAGGATCGGCTTGGTTCGAGTCCATGTCGGGGATGGCATCGAAGTCCCCGATGTCGACCACGATGCGATTGCCGCTCGCCGTCTCCGTGATCTCCAGCTGCCAATGATAGCGGCCGGGCAGGAAGGCGGCGCTCGTCTCACTCGATACCGTGAAAAGATAATAATCATCCGTCGAACCCGCCGCCTGGGGCAGTTTGATCTCGGTGGAGCCACCACCCGTGATGCGGGCCACATATTCGGCGGTGAATCCATCGCCGGTGGGGTAATCGTCCGCCACGTCCGAGCGCTTCCATTGCAGGAAGTCACCGACCACGATCTCGGTGGGTTCACCTTCCGGGGCGTTCGCTGCGTCGAAAAGATTGGCCATCGTCACCGCCAGCTATTAACGAAGCCGCCCGCCCGGGCCGGCCGTGGCACAAAGGCTTGGCGCTTGGGCTCGGGCGCCGCCTCCTGCTTTGTCTCTGCCGGAGCCGCATCCAAACGGGCAGCTAAGGCATTGACGTTCACGCCAATGATAGCATGAGCCGCCAAAGCGTACACAAAGCAGTCAAGCGCCTCATTTCGAGGCCGAGTCTTGATGAACTCCCGCCGCTGGAAGCCCTTATGGTATCGGGTCACGATCTTCTCGGCGGTCAGCTGCTTGAAATACTCGTCGGGCAAAGTGTCGGAAAAATGGACATAGGCCGGCCCCTGATCCGTCACCTTGAGCCGACCGAAGAGCGTGTCCTTCACCGTGTGCACGCCCACCGGGAATAAGGGGCACTTGCCCACGTTGTTCTTAGATGGCCGCCCCACCATGGCCTTGCCTTCGCCGCCCACGCCCTTGATGGCGAACACTCTCCGCCCCGCGTTGCGCTTGCAGTAGGCATAGACCGCGTTGGTGTAGTGACCACCCGAGTCCACGCAGGTCGAGCGGATCATCAGCTGGCGGCCACTCTCCGTTTCATACTGGGCAAACAGTTTAGAGTCGAGCGCCGTCCATAGCTGCGGCGTCGAAGGGTCGCCCCATAGGGTGTCGTGGGAAAGCACCCACGTCTCGTCGTCGCGGCCATGGCCCAGCAGCGTCACCTCGAGGCGGTTGTCCTGCACGTCGACGCCCGCCGTCAGCACGATCACCTCATCGGGGATTGCCGGCAGCGGCTCGCGCCTTTCCGCCAGCGCCCAGTCGTCGACCGTCTCGCCCTGGTCCTCCCAGGTCTCGCCGAGATAAGTGTTCGTCCACACCCGGAGCATCTCGGGGTTCTTTTTGACGGAAAGAAAGTCTCTCACCCCATCACTGAGCGGCGTCCAAGGTGAATACATCCCATTAATCGCAAATCCAGCCACCCCCGTGAAGGGTTTCGAGGCCCTCCACTCGCCATTTCGGATGGCCCAAATGCGGTCAGCGTCGCTCCACAAGGCGCCACACCCTTCGCAGGCGTAGCGTGCGGTCTCGGGATCGCCGTCGATCCATTGCACATTGCTCCATTTCAGCACCTGAAACTGCTCGCAGTGGCGGCACGGGACGTGGTAGTGACGCTGATCCGACGCCTCGAAAGCCTCCTCGATGCGGCTCGCGCCCTTGTTAGTGGGCGTAGAGACCATTATCACCTTGCGATTCCAGAAAGTCGCCGTCCGTTTCCGGCCTAGAGAGATTGGATCGCCCTCCGTGCCGGCGCTCGAGGGGAACCTATCGACCTCATCTGCGAGGAGGATTCTGACGGGGCGGCTCGCGAGACCAGCTGCCGAGTTGGCTCCTACTAGTGTGATGGCCCCGCCCGGGAAGACTTTGTGGAGCGTGGTGTTGCCAGAATCCCTCGCCCTCGGGTCTTTGATCTTGCCCCGCAGGGCCGGCGTCGAGCGCACGAGGCCAGCGGCCACCCGGTCCTTTGAAAAGGCGTGGGCCATCTCGAGGGTTGGCTGCATCACGAGGATCGGGCAGGGATCGTGGGCAATGTGAAATCCCAAAATGTTGAGGATCGCCTCGGTCTTGCCCAGCTGAGCTCCGGCCATGACCACCACCTCGGGGGTCGCCGGGTCGGAGCAGGCGTCCATGATGCCGCGCTGATATTCGGCGCGAGAGGTATACCAGCGGCCGGGCTCACTACTGCTTTGCGAGTCGAGTCGTCTTTCGCGGTCGGCCCACTCGCTGACGCTTAGCCGGGGCGGCGGCTTCATCACCTTCAGCGCCGTCCTCGCTGCTTTCCACATTCGCTGTCGTTGGATTGACCTTTGGGTCATAGCTTTCGAGCTCCTCGAGTGCTTCCCTCACCAGATCCTCGATCACGGCCTGGCACTTCCCCGCCTCACCTTCACTGGCGACCACCGGGGCCGCCTTTGTGGGCACGCTCATCATCTTGGCCTTCACGGCCATGAGCACCGACTCCCACGCCTTGATCACGTCATCGACCACCACGAGCTCACCGCGCACCTTCGCGAGCTCGAGCTCCGCGATCTCCGCCTCGGCGTTGACCTTGCGCGTGCGCGCCTCGTCATAGGTTCCGCCGATCTTCACTCCACCAGTGCTTGGCATAGGTTCCGCCTATCGTTTCTTGAATTAGGTTAGCCAAAGTCTATCGGTAGCAAAATTCCGCGCCGCTGCGTGACC